TTAGAATAAATAGTTTTCCATTCTTCAATATGTTTTAAATGTTCGAAATGTTCTTTATCATCTAAAAATATTAAAAGATTAGCATAATCTTTATGAACGTTTTTTAATAGCCAATCAAAATAATCGTTGTGATGTAAATTATCAGCATTATTTTTATGATTGGAACGTATCCATAAATTAACAGTATGAACAAATTCTAAATATCTAAAAAAAGATATTTGTTTAATGTTCGATCTAAATATTCTCACTTCAACAGTATCTTTATTATCGAAGTTAATAACAGAATATTTACTGCCATGAGTTCTAATCGAAGAACTAAAATCAATCATTGAATGAAATCTACAATAATTGTTTTCATCCCGCCCCGCAATTTCAACAATCAGATTTCTGTTTTGTGGATTGTTATAAAAACAATTTAAACGTCTTAACTGATTATCGGTGAATGCTGATCGGGAAAAATGAATATGTATTCCGCAATTATAACCATGATAAGCTTTTACATATTCGTTTGGATTAAGTTCAAAAAACTTATTCCAAAATGTTTTCTTGTGAAAATCAAATGTTGCATTTGTTGATACTAATTCGAAACCATGATCGGCATGAAGACTGCCATCGTGTTTACAAAGAATAAATTCTTGGTGAATTCCTACATCATTGTAATTCATAGTATCACGAAATTTTTCAACAATGTCATATCTTGAAATAACTTCATGTCTAGTATGGAGTTCAACCTCAATACCATAAAACAAAACACTATCAATTAATACATTTGCATTTTGTATTCCCGCTTCAGCGATTGCCTTACCTAAAAAATGAAGAAGTATTCTTTCATTATAATCATCAAGATTATAATTCGGATTATCCTCATCCTCATTTTCGTCACAATGGTAATCTGAATGATGCGTATCATCATGGTAATCACAATACCAACCATTATCATTAACACAGTCATAACAATAAAGATCATCATCATTTTCGTAATAAGTTCTTGAGTCGTCATTATGACAAATATTTGCACAATCTTGACAAGTGAAATAATCGTTTTCAAATGCATCTTGCGAAATTGTTCTGTTGTCGGTAGTAGTTATTAACTCATCAGAAACATAAAACTGATTTTCTTCATAACAAACAAATAGATTGATATTAGGATTATCTAATAGCCCCTCAATTTGCATGTTAAGTAAATCCGCAATCGCATTTATTTTTTTTCTGATAATGCTTCTAGTAGTATGAATTGAAATATCAAAAAAACCATTGTGGAATTTTTTCATAATTCTATCTTCAATACTTCTTTGATATGCTCTAAGGATGTTTTCCATTAGTTCGCATTTTGTGAAATCCTCAGAGTCGCTATTATAAACTTTTCTGAGTCTTTCTAGTACATTTCTAATATTCATAATTGTTTTTTCCTTTCTGAATATTCTGTTTGTATTATATATAAAAATATCTATATTTATATAACTAATTAATTAAATATTCGTGAGGTATTTAGAATGAAAATAAATGAAATAGTAGAAATGAAAGAAAATTCTGTAATTGAACTTTCTCAAGAAATCAGAATTTTAAAATCACTAGATCGACTCAATGCGGAATTAAGACTATTAAAAGAATTAGTTTTAAAGTTTGAGTCATCAACAGGAAAAGACGTTAATGATGTAAATGGCTTTGTTGATAACTATCCATTGAAAGAGTCTTTAATAGAAATCTAGTAATAATTTATGACTCAAAAATTTCAGGGGGCGTCAGGGCAAAGTAATAAAATATTACCCCAATGCTCAGGCGTCCTCAGGTCTCCAGATCCTAAAAGTAATAAAATATTACCAATCGCACGCACAAGCACAGGCAGCTTTCCGTGGGCCGTGAAAAATTCACAAGCACAATCGCACGCACAAGCACAAGCAGAGGACACAGGCGCAAGCACAGGCACTCCCGTAATAATTTATGACGAATCACGCACCAGCAACCCCGGCACCAGGTCAGCTCATAAAGTAATAATTTATGACGAATCACGGTTCACGCCGGCAACTTCCCCTGCTAGCTCAAAAGTAATAATTTATGACGAATCACGATCCGGAGCTGCGGGCCCTGGGGAACTACAAGGTAATAATTTATGACCATTTTTTATTTGCAGATCCAGGGTATTTTTGATATATAATTTTATATAAGTGTAAACCCAAGCCTCGTTTGAGGGTGGCGTGTGAAATTTAGGCTTAATGATCATGCACACTTATAAAAGAAAGGATAAGAATATGAGAATAACAGGTATAGAACTACAGGTTATCGCAACATATGAAGATCACGATCAAGACATTTTTACTATGGGAGAGTTAGACACTGACACTTTAAAGAGTGAAGAAAGTTTATTACAAACCATAAAAATGTTTTGTAAGAAAGAACCCGTTAAACTTTCGTTGTGTTGGATTTCTGACAACTTCAAAGCGTATGCGAAAAATAAAGCTATCAAAGCGACATTAGAAAAAAACGGAAAATACTTTTTTGGTGCGTGGGCTTAGCCCACGACCAGAGGAAAGGCAACAATGACTATAACAAAGAAACACTTAAAAGAACTAGCTGACATCGTCTACGATGCACAGCAAAAAGCAGAAACATGCACAGGACCTGGCGACCAAGATCTTGAGGCAGTCGCAAGCCAAATTAAAAGTTTTGCTCAGCGACACGCACCAAACTTCTCAGAGTCACACTGGAACGATTACATGCACAAGAAGATGAAGGCAGATGAATAACGATCATAGGCTCACGACCACCGGTCAAGAGATCGCCCGACTCAGAAAAAAAATGCTCCGTAGCGATTCAGCTGCGGAGCAAGCTGCCATCTGGAAAGTAATAAAATATTACCAAGAGCTGGAGTCCCAGGGCAAATATTATCTCCCAAAATTCTAAGGGACATGCACAAGCACACGCCCGATAGCGGGCTCAAGCACATGCGTCCATGGTTGGTCGACCGTGAACAAAGGTTCAACGTCCTTGTAGTTGATGACAAGCTCACGGGCCACGGCTCCTGGCCAAAAGAAAATCTTCCTCTCTTCTACCCCCTTGGCCATAATAAAATTATCCTGGCATAGAGAATAACGCTTAATATTCCACGCAATTTGAAAAGGTGACAAATCAAGTTTGTTAAATTTTGTTAATTTCAATTCACACCAAAAAGAAATATTCTTCTTTAAGGATTTATCTATATAAACTCCTAGTAAATCAGGTATTCCAGGTGTTCCGTAAGTTTCAATTCTTGTCCAATAAATATTCGGAGTTATGGATTTAACATTCTTCCAAAAAGTGGATTCCCTTCCTCGCTTTAGCCCAGGATGGTGTTTTTTTATTTTTCTGTCGTTCAACGACTGTTTCTTTTTTTTCAACAATGCGTACTTCATCTCCTTCGACAAGGCAGAGTCTGACACCAAGTTCTTTTTGGTACGGGTTGAGTTTTGTACCCCCTCCCCCTGCCGATTTACCATTTACTTTCCTCGTTCCTTGAGAGGTTTTAACATCAAGAAAATGAGCCCTGCCGTTTTGTGGGTTAACAACAATGATATCGATAGGGCCTTGTTCGCAACAGTTTTTAAAAACGTAATAACCTTCTTCAAGAAATTTGTTGATCGCTTTGTTCTCGCTGATCGTTGCCTTGTATTGTCTCGGATTCATTTTCCTCCAAATCCGTAGGGGTCTGGTCAATGATAGAAGTTTTTCTTAGATCTTGCAACATCTTATCCACTTCTTCGAGAGTTAAGTTATCAATTCCTTTACCTGTTTGTTTCTCTTTTTTCTCATAATATCCTGCAGCTTTACCTCTACTAATCTCAGCAGCTAAAGCTGTTTTGAGATCGGGTTTCATATCAAATTCATTGATGTCTTTTGAGGTGGGATTCTCAGCACGAAGACCAAGTTCGTGTAGTCTTCTCATATGTGTAGCGGGGGATATTTTATATTTATTCCAAAGGTCTTCCTGTAAGGCTCGAATATAAGCATGAACTTTAGGGAACTCTTTTGGACTCTGTAAACGAGAAGCAATCTGTCTTGCTGTATGCTCTGAGTATCCAGCCATAACCGCACATTCGGTTGCAGTCTTTCTATTTTCTTGAGCAACTAAGTTTTCAGCGAAAGCTATTTGCTTTGCTGTCAGTTCATCTCTCATCTCGGTTAACTCTTTAGTCAACACGATATCGTCCCCTGGTTTTCTAAACTTCATAATTCTCTTATAAGAAGAAATCTAACAAAATCAACAAAAATATAAATTCAGTTCAGATTTGCGAGCCCCCTCAGAAGAGTATGTTATTCTTCTGAAGAATGACTAGAAGAATGATATTCTTTGCTATTATTATTGATATACTTGAATAATAGCTTGCTGAAGAATGAAAGAGTCATATTTGTAGATTTTTAAAATTTTTTTTTATTTTTTGTAGAAATTCCTCTTTATAGAGGTATTCTATTCTTCCGTGGTCATTGGGCCGTGGGCAGTCATTCTTTCCTGTCCAATACTTTTCCTCCTTTCGATAACATTAGCCCTTGACCACGGGCAATTAATATCTATATTATCCTATATAGAAATGGACATAACAATTAAGGTCAAAGAACGTAATGGCAAGATGTATAGTCAAACATTTGTCGGGGATAAAGAACAAATACTCCCATTAATGCAAGCATACATCCAAGACAATAAACACCATTACGTCGATATCTTCTTCTCAACCGAGGAAGAATCGAAAGCGTTTACGTATGACGAATTGTTTAATCCCAAATAAGAAAGGAACAAAATGGAGAAAGTTCTAGAATTTAAGAAACCGAAAGAACGAAAAGTCATTAAAGATAATTCGTTCGTGGCGAGATTACCGTATCCTTTAACGATTCATGTTTTAGTGGATATCGTGGAAAGAATGGGTGTGGAACATGAAGGCACCGTTCTTCCAGGGCTAAAGTATATCTCTCGAGAAGTAATGAAGAAAGAAATGGAGGAGTAGTGGAAACAATCATTCTCTTATTGCATTTTTGTTTACCGAATGACGGAGAAACACAATGTCTTTTGGTGGAAGAGCAAATGAAAAGTCAACAGATGTGCGAACA